CGTGGTGGTCACCGACGGGACGGCGCCAGTGTTGTGGTCCAGGTCGCCTGCGAACAGATTCGACATGTAGGTGTAGACGCGCTCGTCCTTTTCGATCTGCAGGAAGCGGTTCAGCGTCAGCGTGAACAGGTCCAGCGTGGTCGATTTCAGGGCCTTGTCCGACATCTCGACGCCGATACCATAGGTCGGCAGCGTCTTGTAGGTGTCGCTGGTGGTCAGGAACAGCATGGTCGGAGCTTGCGACAGCTGGGTGATGCGGCCAGCTTTGGCGCGGTTGGCGCCAGTGTTGGCGCCGCCGGCGTTGCCGTAGTCGAGCACAGGCTGAGCGAAGGTGTCACCGGCCACTGGCAAGCTGACAGCTGCCATCTGGCGGAAGATCACGTCGTCCGTGGTACGGTCAGGCTGGACCGAGTCTTCGATGGCGGTGATGACTGCCAGCGGGAACAGGGTACGCGACTGGGAGCCGAACGGATCGGTCTTCTTGTCGACGTTGGTCGCGCCAGCGGACATCGAAGGATTCAGGATCTCGCCCAAGGTCTTCGGGGTCTGGCCGAACTTGTGGCCTTGCGGGTTGACGATCAGGTTTTCCGAGGCCAGGATCTGCTTGTACGGCGAGCCGTACTGCGGGTCAGCCGCTTGGTACTTCTCGTTGATCAGCGCTTCAGCGCTGATGCCACGGTCTTTTGCTTCGCGGAAGAGGGTTTCGTCGAAACCGATCCGCTGCTGAGCACCGTCTTTGTCGATGATAAATGCCATTTTATTGCTCCTAGTTAGCGGTCGATTTAAACGCCGACACGTTCGATGACGATGGAAGTACCTACGGCGCCTGTACCGGCCACGCCCAGGGACACGACGCGCCATGCTTTCAGTGCTGCGGCGATGTGAGGTGCAACATCGCCGACAACAGTAGCGACAGTAACGCCTGGCTGGATGGTGGCTTTGCAAACTTTGGCGTACGACGGCAGGGCGGTGCCCTTAGCGGTCACGTTGCCAGCAACGACATAGTCGCCTGCGGCGATGGTGCCGGTGCCTGGGGTTCCCTGAGCGCCGTCAGCGATGACGGTCATCATGTCGGCTTCTTGAATGCCGCCGATGGACCAGCCTTGCGAGTTGGCGACTTCAACACTGGTGACAGCGCCGTCGAACAGGTCGCCAGCGGCGCACAGTTCGTAGCGGTCAGTACCGGCGAACTTGATCAGCTTCCACTTGTCGGAGAGAGTCAGGTTACCGGCCAGGTTGGCCGTGGCGCCGAGGCGCACGACTTTCGAATCGCGCGATGGGCCAGCAGGCTGGATGTAATGTGCTTTGGACATGATTGTGACTCCTTATTTGGTTTTGGCTTGTGCCGTCAGGCGCAGGAAGTTCGGATCGATCGCTGCCTTGACGCCAGGCGCTGCGGCGGGTTTCGATACCTTGCCGACCGGGAAGGTCGCAGTGAACAGCGCTTTGACGCGAGCGTGCTCGGCAACAATGGCGGCGGCGTCCATGCCATCCACAGCGGCGCTCGAGGCATTCAGCGGCACCAGCATGTTGGCGGTGGCACCGCGCGCGATGGCCAGCAGGCCGTCATGCGAAGCGATAGCTGCAGCGTGCGCGACAGCGGCGACGTTGAGCTTGGTGATCTCGGTATTGGCGGTGGCCAGCTGCTTTTCCAGCAGGGCAACAACGCCTTTGTCTTCGACTGGCGCGGCAGCTGCGGCAGCTTCTGCAGCCAGACGTGCGGTCTCAGCTTCAGCCGCGATACGCGCAGTTTCAGCGGCGTTGGTCACCGACGCTTCGTACGCGGTGATTTCTTCGGCGCTCATGGCAGAGCCATCGGCGTTCAGGCCGAGAGCTTGCAGCGGCGTACCGGCTGCAATCGCAGCGAGTTGTTCAGGAGTCAGAAACATGGCTTTGCCTTTCGATTTTGTAGGAGTATTGCTGGAGTGTTTCCGCTTGTCAAGCAATTTTAGTGCCAGCTCGAAACTTCCGACTTTGTCGACCAGACCGGCGGTAACCGCCCGCTTGCCGAGGAAGGTTTGGCCTTCCGTCGATTCGGCCAAGTCCTCGGCCGACATGTTCGGGCGGCCTCGGCCGACCTGGGCGCGGAACAGCGCGTGCACATCGGCAAGCTGGGCTTCGGCCCGGGCTTTCGCCTCTGGGGTGAGCGCCTCGACCGAGTTCATTTCTGCTTTGTACTTACCAGCGCGCAGGACGGTCACCTTGATGCCGTCCTCTTCCATCATCTTGGACGCTTCGCGGTGCACCTGGAGCACGCCGATGGAACCGACGATGGCGGTGGCGCCCGCAGTGATCACAGCATCTTTGATGGCGCTGGCCAGCCAGTAGCCAGCCGAGCACATCAGTTCGCTGGTGTGCACGGAGGATGGCTTGATGGTGGAGATCTGGCTCAGCAAGGCGGCGATGTCCATGATGCCGGACACGTCGCCGCCGGGCGAATTGATGTGGTACAGCATGGTGGCGGTGTCCGGATCGGACGCAGCTTCGATGACGGCCTTGGCGATGTTGTCGTAACCGACCACGCCAAACAGCCGCATCCAGCCGGCGTCGCCCTGCACCACCGGGCCGTTGATTTCGATCACGGCGACCGCGCCTTCATGGCGCCAGATCGGCGGCAGGTCGGCCAGCATCTCGTCGACGCGTCCGGCGGTCATGCCAGCGGTCACGCGCAAGGCCTCAACCTTGACTTGCGCCTGCACGACGAGTTGGAGGGAGTCGTTGCAGCCTGCCCAGTAGGTAATCATTTTGCGGGTCCTTTCGGGCCTTTCGGCGGCTTCTTGCCCACCGAGGTGTTGGATACGGGATTGCCGTTGTTGGCGGCCGGGTCTTCACCTTCAGCAGGCGCGGCAACAGGGTTCTTGAAATTGGTGTCCCACTTGACCGTGTAGCCGTTCTGGGGCAGGTTGCCGGTCAGGCGCAAGCACGCCTCTTCGTCGGTCATCCAGCCGATCGAGACCAGGTTGGTCAAGTACTCGTAGCGCATCTGTTTGAACGCCATCATCTCGTTGGCCGGACGCAGCTCGATCTCATCGAACTCGAATTCCACCGTCACGTCCAGGCCGAACAAGCGTACGGCCAGGGTCAGCGCCTTGCTGTAGAGCTCTTGCAGCTTCAACCGGATCATGCCGTTGGCGTTCATCATGAACATCAAGGTCTCGGTCGAGGCCACATTCTGCGAGGTCGAGCCCATGCCCAGGACAGAAGGCGGGGTTTTGGTCGCGGTGGCGATCTTGCCTGCGTGCAGATTCGAGACGGTCTCGAAGGTATTCGGGGTGTCGCCGCCGTCGCCTTCGATGTATTTGATTTCGAAGAAATCGAAGTGGACTAAGGCGTCGGCCGGGCCGAGGTCCGTGATCGCGTTGTTCACTTCGGTGATGACTTCGTTCAGCCAGCCGGGCACCAGGAGCGGGTCGGCTGCGATGTCTTCAGGCATGCGCGCGCGCAGCTTTTCTTCGTCGATGGAAATGTCGTAGCGCTGGAATACGTGGCGGTCGCACAGCTGGCGCATGGTGTTGAGGAAGGTCGACGCGGCCAGCACTGGCTGGATCGCCGCTTCCATCGGGCTATGCGGATACACGTCGTAGAGCGACGGGTCGAGCGAGACCCAGAAGAAGGTCGCGATGTCGAGATCGATCTCGGTACCGCCGATTTTCTGGACTGGCTTGGTGCCCTTGCCGTCTTCATAGAACAGGACCGACGAGATGGCCACCGGCGCGAACTGGGTCGGCAGGCGCTGTTTGTCGAGCACCAGCTCCATACTCATGGCGCCGGTTTGCTGCATCTCTTTGGCCAGCGCCTCGGATACCGAGCGCAAGCTGCCCACCTGAGAGAAGCCGTTGATATAGTCAGGCATGGTGTTCATCACGCGCAGCAGCTGCAGGGCCAGCTTGGTCGCTTCGATGTTGAACGTGCCATCGGGATCGCGCGCGATCGCGATGAATTTTTCTGGAATGCCTACCCGGTTGTGCGCCGCCACACTGCCGGCCAGCTCAGGGCTGACCCGCGACAGGTTGCGCACGATGGTCGCCGTGTCGGCGCCCGAGCGGTAGGTTGTTGCCAAATCGACATTAGCCACATCGAAACGCGGCTTGGGGATGACGGCCGCCGCTGGTGCCACGGTTTTCCGGTAACCCGGAAACGAGGCGCCGCCTGGTTTAGGCGGTTTTGGGGGCGGCTGAGTCGGTAGTTCGGCGAGCGCGAGCATCCCGGTTTGCGGGAGTTCGGTGGCGTCGAAGCGCATGCGATCCATGAATTTAGGCAATTTCATGCCGCGATTGTGGCACGGCGGATGCTTGCTGGCAAGGTTTTTGCTTGCCGGCCGGCATTCTAGCGCATGCGGTCGAGCACGGTTGCGACTTCTTGGGTTTTTACCGCAAGCCTCAGCGCGACCGGGAACGAGCCAAAGCCCACGTTCTTGGATACGGCCGGCACCAGGCGGCAAGCCACATGCAGGTAGCCGAGCGCGTGGAAATAGTGGTCCTGGGCCTCTTTCGACTTTTCCCAGGTCCAGATGAGGTCCTCGGTGCGGTTGAAGGTCTGGGTCCGCGTCATGTCGGTACAGTGGCGCGGGAAGATGTCATCCTCGGCGTCGTGCTGCGGCTCCCACAGGATTAAGCCGGCCTTGAACATATCCTTGAGCTCGTCGAAGTTCAGGTTGCGCGCGATCTTGGCCTGGTTAATCGGCAGCTTGCCTTCTTTCAGATCCTTCTCGACATACACGATCTCATAGGTGGCCAGCTTGCGGCTTTCATGGTAGACGCCGCCGAACAGGTTGCGGTCAGCCTTCTGCATCTGGTGCACCATGTTGGTTTCCGGGAAAGCATCGATCACGGTGACGATGCCGCGGTATTCGCGTTTGAGTTCGAGCTTGCGCCGCTTGAGCTGGTCCAGAGTGCAGCGCTCGCGGTGTACTACCAGCAAGCGGCCCTGCTGGTCAAGCCGACCTACCGCGATGTGGCAAGTCTGGCCGACGTCGATGCCGATATTGTGCATCTCGTTTGACTTCAGGCTACCGCCGGTGTACTTAGCGTTCTCCAGGTCGGTCGAGGTCAGCTGCGACTCTTCGTTCGAGATGGTCTCGCCCAGCGCCTGGTTGACGAACTCGCCCCAGGTTTTGTACTTGGTAATTTCTTTGATCAGGCTCGCGATGGAGACGATGTTGGGCACCTCGAACGGCGTGACGTAGTAACCCACGGCCTCGAAGTTGGCTTGCGGGTTCTCACAGACCCAGGTGCGGTGCTCCTTCTGCAGGCTCGGCTCTTCGTGGCAGAACGGGCACTCCAGGTAGGCTTTCTCCCATTGGAGGTTGTTTAAGTTGTACTTGGTGATGTCCTTCAGCTGGCCCTTGTTGGCCGTGTCGCCGTGTCCGTCGTTATAGCCTGGAACTTTCACATGGGTGTGAAAGTTCGGGATGAACTGCTGACCGCAGCAGTGGCAGTCCACGGCCAAGCGGTGGCGCCGGCTGGTGGCCATCTCGAGCGCGATGCCGCGCCCCTCAAGTGTGGGCGTACCGAATTTGCGGGTCAGCTTGTACTTGCTGTGCTTGATACGTGACTGGTACATGCCCACGATGTCGGGGTCCGAGCGGTCAAGCTCGTCGTGGATCAGCATGTCGGCCGGCACCGACAGCGCGGCCGTCGAGCCGCTGCAGCCGCGCATGTACAGCAGGCTGTCGACGATGCCTTTGATCTGGGTGTTGTCGAGCTCGCGATCGATCGCGTTCTTCAGGTCGGGCGAGTCGCTGATGATCGGGTCTAAGCGGGTCTTGGCAAAGTTTTCCGCGTCACCCGAGAACGGCATCGTCAAGATGACGTTGAAGTGGGGCATGATGCGCGCGATTGCCAAGGCGTAGCGGGCCATGGCCTCGGACATACCGACCTGGGCGCACTTCTGGACGTTGACCACCTTGCTGGTGTCGGAGAGGATGGTCTCCTGGAACTCGTGATCCTTAAACGAAAAGCGGTCACCCTTCAGGAAGGTTTTTTCTTCCAGGTAGCGCACCACATCGGACAAGTCGTAGCTGTTGAACAACGCATTCTCGAGGCGCTGCAGGTGGGCTATTTCTTCGGGGTCGAGGTCACGTTTCATCAGGGATCACCTCGACGCCCTGGGTCAGGAACTCGCCGTACAGGTCGAAGAACACCCGGGTCGACTCGGCCGGCAACTGCTCGAGCACTTTTTTGAGGGCTACTTCGTAGCGTTTCAAGCGTTCGGCGCTGTAGACCACCTTCTGCTGCCTGATGATGTCCGAGAGTGTGGTGCGTATTGAGTTGAGTACCTGGGCGCGCTGGTTGGCGGGCACGGACGAGTCGTCCTGGATGCTCTGCAGCAGCACCATGGCTGAGCGGTACTGCATGCCGATCTCTTCGGCAAGGTTGATGCGTGATAGGTCGACCTGCAGTTTGAGGTCGATCTTGGTGCGCAGGGAAATCAGCTCTTCGTCGGAGAGCCCGGCCAGAAGGTCGGGTTTTCCGGGCGCGCTGAGTTTGTCTAGGCTGTGATCTTTGAGTGCCATGTCAGTCTTTCTTGCGCAGGCGGTAAATAGTGCGGGTGCTGCAGTTGGCGGCAGCTGCGGCGGCTTTTATAGACAGGGTCTTGGCAGCGTTTTCCCGCACTTCTTTGCGCTGCCTGAGCAGGGCTTTGTGGGCCGCGCGGTCAGGCGCGGGGTCGCGCTTGATCTTGAGCTGCTTGAGGACGCGGCAGACGGTGTACTCGGAGACTTTCAGGAGGGCGGCAACGTCCCTATTCGTCAGCTCGCGGCTGATGATTCGGGGTAAATAGGGGCGGATGTTGTCGCGTAGCATGCAATAAGTATGCCAGCTTTTAAGAAATTTGCCAATTTTCTGAAAATTTTTAGCGAAAAATTGGAAAACGGGTAGTTTATTTCACTTATTACAAAAGTTTGGGAAGGTGCTGGGAATTTGTGGGCAACCAGGTAGGCCGGCGGAAAACGCTGCCTAAAAAATAGGCTATACGTCACCACGGCCCGAACGACGACCCGGCAGGGCTCCTGCCCCACCAGCGGCCAAAAGCCCGCCACGGGCCCAAAAAGGGCCTTAAAACCGATAACATTCTGGCAATTGTGTGTCGTGGCGACACAAATACGCAATCAAAACGACAACTTTCATTGTCAGTTATACATGTATAACATACCACACAAGTTGTCAGTCTGACTGTATGGCACGGTTCGTGCTACGTGCGCGCGTCTGACTCTTTTGGAGAGCCCACATGGCGCCCGATAGCTTATGCCTATGGCCCCGATAGTTATATTCAATTAGATCAAAATTCTTTTATCCTCCACAATGGAATCTGTCATCTGGCAAATGACACGGCCCGGGCCCCGATGGGGCCCACTTGAAAACCCTTTTTAGGAGTAGCAAAATGACCAAACTCAAATCGCAGATTGAATCCATGACCGGCGCTGCCGCCTCCCCTGCCGCTGACCGCGCACAGTCGCAAGTTGAACGCTTCATCGTTGCTGACCTGAAGGGCGGCGAACATAAGCGCGGGTTCATGTTGACCCTCATTACCGCGACCATCAGGGAAGCATACAAGGGTAATAACCGCGACATTATCGAAGCGCTCAAACTGTGCGACGGCAAGGCGGTCAAGGCACGCGCTTACCTTGCCGGTTTTACCGTCATCAAGGCTGTAAGCAAGTATGTCGCGCCGGGTGCGACCGCGCCGTTCGCTGGCAAGTGGTTAGATAAGGCCAATACGGCGACCCGCGCCGCTGTCGAAGTGGAGACCGAGCGCTTGACGCTGGCGTTTGCATCGGCTTATGACGCGGCGTTTGCAGCTGACAAAGCGGATCGCGCCGCCAAGAAAGCAGAAAAGACCGCCAGTACGCCAGCGATTGCGCCAGTGTCTGACGCTGCGCCAGTGTCTGACGCTGCGCCAGTCAGTACCGGCGAATCGGCAGAGTCACGCCAGCATGACGCGGCCGTGGTAGTTGATACGGCTGTAATGACCATGATTAACATGGTACGCACCAACTCGCTGACGCTGGCGCAACTTGAAGAACTGACCGAAGCTTGCCGTACGGCAGAAACTGCCGCATTGATCACCGCCAGCATGGGACCGGCACCAAAAGCCAAGAAAGCACGCGCCAAGAAGGACCTGTTACTCTCGCTTGACCAGATCATCTGACCATCAAGCTGCATGGGCCTAGGCCCATGCTATTGATTAGCCCTGCGCGCAGGGCTAATCAATAGCATAGCAACATTCGCCGGGTGAACTCCTCATAACGCAGGATCACGCAGTACCGGCGCGCCCCATCTGACCCGTCTGAATCAGCCTAACCCGCTGACCCGATTGGCAGAATGAGCGGACCAGCTCCTTAACAATCCAGTAGCGATATAGCATTGTCTGACTCTCCCCCTGCGCGGCTCCCCTGCGCGGTCCCTGCAAATTGCGCTTAGCGCGATAGACCCGGTTCCGCACGGCGAAAACCGAATAGGCTGTAGTTGAGAGAGGATTTTGCATACCGTGAATATTAGACACAAGCGTATCAGGGTTAGCGTATTTCGCCCTTGAACGTGACCGGATGAAGCTGTGGTATGGAAAATTCATACTCAACGTAAATAAACGTGTATCACAGCCAACAATGTCAGCAATGCAGGACTGGACGAATAACTATCGCCCGCACCGTAATTGCCAGATAAGCCGCCCCATAGATTCGCCCAAGGTAACAGCCCCATAGACACTGTTAGCGGAATGCTGTCCGGGTGAGCGCCTTGCCTCTTGGCAGGGACGACATAATGAGAGATTCGGTCACGTAGCCAAAAGCCGGTAGGAGCACGACAAATTGTGCAGAGACTGGCAGTACAAATCCCGGCTGAAATAAACCGGGCGGCGATGAGCTGAACCATTTTGGCAAATGGTTATGCGCTCCTGACTGGCGGCGCTTAGATAGCACAGTCGATTTACTCAGCGGGGAGTGCGCGCTAGGCGCTCCCCGCTGCGATAAGTCAGCAGTACCCTCGCAACTTCCCTATTCCATCAATCGGCCTGGACAACTCCGTCCGGGCCTCGTCACGTCTGGAGCCCTTCCAATGAACTACGCCGATATGACCGAGCAAGAGAAAATCGACGCCGACTACGCCTATTACAAGGTTCAATTGGTCGAGCGCCAGCGGTTCGAGAACGAGGACGCCGCCTTTATGGGCGAGACGCCGAAGGATCTGGCATGGTCAGCGGCGATGGAGCGCGCTGGACGCCGAAATCGCTCGAAACGTGACTGGATCGCCGTGTTTCGAGAGGAAATGGCTGTGAAAGCATATAAGGAAGCCGTCCTTTAGATTCAAAAGTAATATAGAAATTACGAAGTTGGTTTCGTTTTTAAAAACGAACCCACGAAAATTCACTTAAAGAAAGCACGATATGACCTACGCCGCACGCAAAATGATGAAATTTGAGTTCAAAACCACCGCTGATCTGATCAAGCGTGACGCCGCCGGCGCTCTGTGTGGATTCGCTGTCGAGCACAGCAGCGGCGCCAAGGTGTTGGGTTTGAGCTGGGCGCAAGCCTCCCTGCTGGCCGAAAAGAACAACGGTCAGGACGCCTTGCTGGCCTGCGTCCTGGCCAACCCTGTGCGTGAGATGGTGGCAGCGTGAAGCGCCGCGTCAGCCGCTGCAAGCAGCACCAGCAGGCCGCGGAGCGCCTCAACTACCTGAAAGCCAGCCTGATCCTGGCTGCCTGCGTCTACATCATCGCTGCAATCGGAGGAATTGTATGAAAACCATCTACCGCGCCTACCTGACCAGCCAGCTGCCCGCTGGCGCCGTCACGCTGTTCGAGTACAGCACAGACAACCTCGGCCTGGCTGAGGCCTTGTTGGAAGCCGCCAAAGAGCAGTTCTACCCGGGAGGCGTCTGGAATTACATCTTCGATGAGGCCGGCGAAGGTACCGGCTTCTTGATGGGCGAAGAATACCGTGCTGTTTGTCGCGTCGAGTCTAAGGAGCAAGCATGACCATCATCTACCACGCCAAGCTGACAGCTGTTTGCGTCAACAGCGAGCACGAATCCGTCCTGTTCAACGAGCACGGCGCCGACCGTAAAGCCTTGGTCGCTCGCCTGGACGCGCTGTGCGCGAAGATCGCCCACTTCGCCCTCTGGGACTACGTGTTCCCCGAGGGCGAGCCCGGCAGCATCGTCGAATGCGAGCGCATCACCATCGGCCAGACTGGCTACGAAGCCGAATTCCGTGAAATCACACTCACCTGCTAGGAGCAGACATGTCACGCATCTATAAAGCCCAGATCAAGCACTGGAGCAAGCGCCTTGGCACTACCACGATCCAGTGGGAGGCCTTCGGCTTCGACAAACAGCAGCTGGCCAAGCTCATGTATGCCGAGTGCTACGGCTATGTGCCGAAAGCTGAGTGGAAGCCAGACCTTGCCGAGGACTATTCCGGCATGGCTGACAGCAGGTTCAACGTCTGGTATTGCCAGATCACCGAAGTTCCCACCGTCTGCTAGGAGGCAGAGCATGAAAACCCATCAATTGACCGCCGAGAACGGCATGCTGTGCCTGTATGGCGACCTGCTGCTGGTGCGCTATCCTGAAGGCGACTGTGACTCGATTGACGCCAGCAACCCGGACATGACTAACCTCAAGCACGCCCTGTATGACGAGCGCGAGTGCAGCGATGAGATCGCCTACGGCGACCTGTTCGAGTGGAACGGCGTCGTATTCAGCGTCGACCAGTAGTCGCATATTTACAACAGCGAAAAGAGCGCCTGCCGGGTGCTCTTTTCACATGGAAATCAGAATAAAATGAAAAAATTCTTGGAGGCAATCATGTATGCAATCCGTCGTCGTGAGTTCGCACCGTTACCCACCGGCAGCAACCCGTTGCCTCCCTTGACCGAGTTCGAGATCAAGAAGACGCAGTTCAAGCTGGACACGCAGCTGCCCTACGGCCAGTACAGCGTGGCAATCGACCAAGCCCAGGGCGTGGGCTTCTTTGAGCACGCCACCATAGAAGGCCTGCAAGGGCAGTTCTGGCTCGCTGGACACGTCCTGGTCAGCAGCACGCACATCTTGCCGCGCGACGTCCGCACGGCCCTGCAGAACGCCTGCATCGAGGTGGCATGATGGTCCAGTTCGCCGAAATCCCAGAAGGCACCAAGTTCCACTTCAACAACTACTGCTGGACCAAGTATTCGAGCTTCCAGGCCATCTGCGATGTGCTCCTGGGCGTGTACCAGTTCCAGCAGTCCGACTACGTGGTGCCAGCATGAAGCGCGCCTTCGGCCTGTTGATCGTCGGCTCGCACTTCATCTACGAAGGCGAGCGCTGGACCAAGGTTCAGCCTTGCCTCGCAAAAGGACCTAGTGGGTCCAAATTCCCTTTCCCGGCAACGATGCTAGTCCTGCTGGACTAAGCACGCTCGCCCTCTGGCTGCTGCCACATCGACCCGTCAGGCATGTATGCCAGCGTCTGCTGGTAGTCCGGATCATAGGCGAATTTCTCAGCGCCGCACAGAGTGGCTAAGCACCTGACCCTATAATCGTCAGACACATGCACCGGCTCAGGCACGGACAACCACGCCTTGCGGTAGTAGTGCCAGACACGCCCCGGGACCCGGGCAGGGCGCTTCGGCAGCAGGTTGCTGGCTGCATCCGGCTTGGCAGACACGGGCAAGCGCTTGGTCTCAGGTTTAGGCAGGCTGGCGCGACGCAGCTCGCGCGCCTTCTGTTCGAGGTGCTCCACATACGCCAGGTCCTTGCGATACTCATCAGTAGCGCACATCACCCAAGACGCCTTGCAGGCGATTGGGTCACGGTAGGGCGCCTCCGACAGCGGGTGAAAGAAGTCGCCTGCCCGCTCGGTCTCCCGGTAGCGAAGAAATCGCAGCCGCACAGGGAATACGTTGTCCTCAGTGAGATCGTAAGGATCGCCGCTCACACAGGTCAGGGGGAACATGGGCCAGTTGCCGTATCGCAAGCACCAAGCAATATCTATCCCATACAGGCGCTCGCCTTTGTGCATCGTGACCAGTCGGCCTCCATTCATCGAGCGAATAGGCTTAAACGTGCCATCCGCAAGTTTGCGGTGCAAGCCTCCGCGACCGTTGAAGAAGAAGTTTGGCACCTGCTCAGCAGGCATTTGTATGTCTTGGATCATGGCGAGTCCTAGTAAAATAGCGTAGAGAATTTATTTTACTCTCGCAAGCTCTCATAGTGCAAGCCCTAAAAAAGGTAATTATACTTGTTCATAAAAAAATCACTTTTTCATTTGCTAGGGGCACTTTTGCAAACGTGTTTTTTCGTTTTCAGTTATGACCTGTAATTTGGCTTCTCTTCCCTCTTTTTTTTCCCTTTTTCGTCTCGCAGGCTCTCTTTTATATAGTATTTCAAAACCCCGCCTACCTTTGTAATTCTCAGGCTAGTTAGTAGTAAGGTTCATTTATAGTCACCCGACTCAATTGTTAAATGTGTGAACTTTTCTTTTATTACAGCCCGAAGTAGCGTTACTGGATTATCGGACTATTTTCTGTCACTTATTTTAACAGCCACTTGATTCATTTATTCGTTGCACAGAAAACATTTTTGACCTCGTCAAATATAAATTATTCCAGGGTCTCTTAACGGCCAATTCCTCGGGCTTTTCTTCAGTTAGTAATTTTTGGAGTTCTTTTATGTTCAAACGTCTTATCTCGCAAGGCCCCGCATTCGCCGATATTGTCCGCGCTCGGCTCCAAATCGCTCAAGTCAGGCGCCTGGACGCGCAAGCCGAGTTCGAGAGAGCCAAGGCCAACCTCACGATGTACCAGACCCGGGAAGCGCAGTTGACCCACGAGCTTGAGCGACTGATCCCTGACCAGATCTGACCTAAACCCGATCCGCCCTGGCCACCCACCCATAGTTAAAATCAACCCACACAAAAGGCAAACCCATGCACACTGACAAATTCAACAGGCGATGGCGCTTCACCCCCGGCCACGACACCAACAAAATGCTGCGCCCCAACCCTGCCGTCGTCCTCGCCGTGCTCAACCTCCAGCGCCTGCGCCGTGGCCAAGAGCTCGCCACACCTGCCGACATAGTAGACACCGAGCCCTACCTACTCAATCAAGGCCGCGCTTGGGTCTTCGGCATGCGCTACGGTAATGAGGGCTTCGAGTACTACAGCCCGAGCCTTGACGACGACCTGATTCAAGCCATGCTCGTCACGCACCAAGCCACCCGCAGCACCCTCGAAGAGCTGCACGCCCTCGATGAGCTTGTATAACTGGCTGATGCTCAAGACCAAAGAGGAACTCGCGAAAGAGCTTGCCGCTAAAGCCCACCAGCTCAGCCAAGCCCAGAACGAGATCCACCGACTGAAGCACGAACTTTTCTGGACGCAAAATGGACATCATTCAGCAAGCCCTGCAGCTCGTGAAGAGCTACCACCCTGAAGTCACGCAAGTGCATTTCGATGAGGATCTGGCCTGGGTCTACTCGGACGACCAAGGCAACGCCCCTGAATTCGTCGAAGTCCTGATCGGGCATGATCTGCTCGAAGCGGCGCAGGACGCGGCAGATACCTGCACCACCTACCATCTGGTCGTGTGATGGCCCACTCGAAACCCCGGCCGCTGACAGCGCTCCAGCAAACCTGCCTCAACAGGATGGCTGATGGCTGGCACCTGCACTACAAGGGCTACCTCAGCCCGCCTCGCTACTTCGAAGAACTCGGCATCCTCCCGGTTAGCCGCGCCACCATCACCAGCCTTGCCGCGCGAGGCTTGATCCGCCCACCCACCACCAGCGACTACTGGAGCCTGACAAAATGAACTACGACAAACTCGCATCCCGCCTCAACATCGAAATCGTCAGCGTGCAGCTGGCCGATCCCCGCATGCTGGCCGAGATCTTGCAGCGCATCGCCCTGAACTATCACGACACCGCCAGCAAGGTCGAGCTGACCTGCAACGAGCGCCACCGCGACGGTCACGACCTGTACACCATGCGCGTGATCTACATCAGTGGCTCCAGCATCGTCATCGGCTGCCTGCGTCGCTCGCCTAAAGCTGAAGTGGAGTACCACTCGTGACCCACGAAGATATTGACACCTACCTCGAAACTGAGATCGACAAGGCGACCCGTAGCGCAGCCTGTGCACACCTCGCACTGATCCGCGAAGCCCTGGCCCAGCACAATCTGTCGCGGCACAAGCTGACCATCAAGCATGGCGAGCTGCGCATCCACGGTCAGGCCTGGTGGAAGTACACGAGCGCCGACAGCTATCGCTTCCCCGTCATGTCCACCTTGCGCAACGTCGGCGAACTGATTGACAACGCCAAAACCTGGCCCCATAACCTCGAAGGAGTAACCCTGTAATGGCACACATCATCACCCTGCACATCCTGGTCGATGCAGTCGACCCGCGCGACACTATCCCAAAAATCAACGCGCTGCTGACCGATGACGTCATCGTCGACTGGGCCTACGGCGCTGCCACGCCAATCAGCGACGAGCTTGCCGACACCCTCATCAACGAAACCTACACGGAAGGCGACTTCCACAAGGAGATTCCGCGATGACCCTGCAAGAAATCTTCACCAAGGTGAAAGCCCACCTGCTGGCACAGGACGTTAAGTCGGTCGACGGCGGCGGCGGCGGCCGGTGCGCCTATCGCGGTGACGGTGGCACGAAGTGCGCCGTAGGCTGCCTCATCAAGGACGGGGTCTACTGCCCTGAGCTGGAAGGCCACAGCGTGACGAGGCATCCGGTCCAGGCGGCACTGATCGCCTCTGGCGTGCTGTCCGACACTTTCCGCCAGACGGAGAGCAGCCCGGCGCTCCGCCTGCTGCGCGACCTGCAATTAGTGCACGACGAGCATTGGCCCGACGAATGGCCAGTCGGGCTGGCCCTTACTGCCCGCAACTTCGACCTGGAGGATGTATGACTCTGCAAGAAATCTTCACCAAGGTGAAAGCCCACCTGCTGACACAGAACACTCAGTCGGTTGACAGCGGCAGCAACTGCTGCTACCGCGGCCCCGACGGCCTGATGTGCGCCGTGGGCTGTTTGATCCCTGACGCGCTGTACTCACCTAGCCTCGAAAGCAGGGTCGCCACCAGCGCTGCGCTGCAACCAGCGCTGCGCGCAGCCGGCTTGCTCGACGAGCCAGGAGCGCTGCACCTGCTGAGCGACTTGCAAGCCGTGCATGACAAGAGCCCGGCCAGCTTCTGGCCCGACGAGCTGGCCCAGGTGGCGGCTGCGCACCGACTGGAGGACGTATGAAAATGAACCCCGAACGTAAAGCCGAATGGCTTGCCGCGCTGCGCTCTGGCACCTACCCGCAGGACGTTGGCCAACTGCGCACTGACCAAGGTTTCTGCTGTCTCGGCGTGGCCTGCGACCTGCATGTCAAGGCGGGCTTGTCGAGCTGGGCCGCCGACGACGCCATGGGCGGCTTTGAGCACCAGCTGCCTAACCGCGACGCCAGTCCCTGCTACCCTGAAGGTGATGTACTGGCGTGGCTCGGCCTGCCCAGCCCCACCTTCACTAGCGCTCTGACGCTGATAATGCCGAACGGCAAAGCGCGGCCGATCACGTCACTGAACGACGACAGCGGCTTGAGCTTCGCTCAGATCGCCGACTTAATCGAGGCTCAGTGGTAGTGGACACCTTCCGCCGCGAGGCCGTCCGTACCCTGCTGCGCATGACGCGGCAGGCCAAAGAACTGGCCGTCACCATCGACTCCGAGATGGACAAGCCACTCGACTTCAATCAGGTCCAAGGCTACCAGAAGCGCGCCAAGTGGCTGGCCGATGACCTTGCCCACCTCAGCAAACAGTTATCTCACCTGAAAGACCTGACATGAACTTCAATCTCTACACGGTGGCCGCGGCCCTGGGCATCACTAACAGCGCCGCCTTCATCGCTGGCTATCTCGACGGTAAAGAGCAAGGCTTCCACCTCACGGTGGGCATGAGCTACGACGACCTCCACAGCCAATGGGCCTACGACGTCGGCACTCACATCGGCGCCTGCGCCGCCGTTCACCCTGACAGTAAGGAGACAGCGTGATCTCCAACACCATATCCATCAACGTCCTGGCCGGTATGTTCGCCAAGCACATGCAGATGCACGCCGACGCTGTTTGGCCGCCCGGCATCCCCTGCGCCGAGGCAGCCGCCATCGAAAAACTGGCGCGCGGGCTGGCCCAGGAGATGGCGCCGATCCAAGGCGAGCGCTTCTTGCAGATGTGCAACCTGGAGGACGTCAAATGATCCACCTCGAAACCCTCGCCGCCTTCATCCAGATTCAGCACAGCGCAGCGCTGCGCCAGATCGCTGGCGAGCCCTTCCACGACGAAGCTTGTGAGCTGGAAGGCCGCGCAAGCGCACTGGAAGACCTTGCGCAAAGCATTTCCATGGGCCTGGAAGATGCCGAAGCTGCGCTGTTCCTGGGCCTTTGCGGCCTGGGAGTGATGGCATGAAAATCCACCAATTCCGCCAGCGCGGCAGTCTGGAGTGGACCGAGTGCGAGCCCAACACGGAGAGAGTACTTGGCCAAAAACTTGCCAAAGAGTTTGAGTTCCGCACGCTCTGCACCGAAGAGCCAGCGTCGTTCGACATCCCGATCGCCTACTCGCTGGTCCAGGTCATGAAGATGCCGGCGCTGGCTCGCTACGCCGCCTGCGACGAGAAAGGCCAGCCGCTGTGCGTCATCCCGCTGGACCTGCTCAAGCCGCTGAGCAAGCTAGGCCTTGGCATCACCGACAGCGAGATCACCGAAGTATGCAGACCAATAGAGCTATCTGGCTGCATGCGGATGACAGACTACGAAATCGCCATCGCCCGCGCTGTCCTCAACTACATGGAGACGAAATGACACACGAAATACTCAGTAACAGTAACAGCAACTGGAGCCACCCGCCCTACGCGTTCCTCATCGCCGCCATCACCCTGTATAGCAAGGGCGTGCTGACCGACGAGCGCCTGATGGGCGAGGCGCGGGTAGAGTTCCGCGTCAACGGTGTCGATCTGCCTTTCGAGGCCACGATGCTCGACCTGTGGCGCCGCTCTAGCAAGCATCTGGACAACCAGATCCTGCGCAAGGCCCAGGAACTGGTCGACGGCGCCTCGCTCGCGCCACTGCGCGAGAAACTTGAGCAGATGGACCGGGAGATCAGCGAGCTGCTGCGCGAGGCGCTGGACAAGCAGAAGGCGGACAAGCCACCAGGAGGACTTGCCGACCAGCTGCTCGACGCCTTTCAAACAAAGTTAATGCAGGAGCGGAAATGAGCAAGCCAATCGTACACGCTGTGATGAAAGTCACAATCGAAATCCCGGTCCGCTGCAGCGAATCAGGTGAAACCCTGGCACAGATGCACGAGGCAGCCAAGCGTGAAGCCGAGGGCATCCTGCGCCATAAGCTGGGGCCTGAGTTTCACATCGCCGGCGCAGTAGAGTTTTCCCACGCTATGGTGCGGGAGTCGAAATGACCACCTTCCGGCCAGTCCACGGCGACCCTATCTTCACCCTCCTGATGGGAGGCATAGGCGCCCTCGCCTTCCTGCACCCAGGAGAAGCTAAGAAGTATGCTGACCTCGTTCGCGAGACCCTGGCCCAGATCTGCAACTGGACTGAGGACTTCGAGCACGAGAACGGCCAGTGCGCAAACTGCTGCGGGACTTGCGGCCTGTTGTTCATGGGGCACAAGCGCAGGCGCTTTTGCAAGGCGTGCGCGATCCCTGCGCCTGGCGGGGAGAGCGAGCATGAAGCAGCATGTCGCCTCGCAGACGAATTGGTGGCAGACCCTGACTTCACCGGGCGCTGCATTGATGGAACCGTGAACGTTGTCGGCATTATCAAGCGCGCCTGGGCCGACGCGCGCCGCCCCGCTGCCTTGCCGAGTGAGTTGCCGGAATTGCCAAGGGCGCAACACAGTCACCAAACCAGCAGCGAAAGCGACTTCGGCGCGACATGGGCGTCACTCTACACCGCCGACCAGATGAAAGCCTACGCCCTCGCCGCCCTGAAAGGACAAACGAAATGATAGAGCGCGCATCGCCTGTCCAGCTTCGCAAGGCGCTTGAGGTGGCTAATCTGTTCACCAAGATGGGCATCGGCTTTGTCCCTATGCCAGTCGCAAACAGCGCCGAGTTCGACAAGCTTGCGCAGGAAGCGATGGACAAACTCGCCGAGCTAGAAAAATCTGCTGATCAACCAGTCACGCAAGGACAAACAAATGGATAACATCAAAACTTGGCAGGAGCGCAAAGGCTATGGCCCAAACACTACCGTGGGCATCAAGGACGTGGACGACGAAATAACCGAACTACGCGCAGCCCTCGCCACCCGTACAGCGCCTGCCCCCGACGCACACGCTACGGCAAAGCGCATCGAGCACCTGCTGAACACTGGCGGGGCACCTGCGCCGCTGCTGACGGAAGCGCAGATTCATGGAATTCAGTTATCCACCAAAGATTGCTCCTATTTGGACGACTGCTGCCGAAACGAAATATTTGAAGCATTGGCGCGCCCTGCCGCTAAGGTTGCTGATGCGCCTGCCGAGCCGATTATTCTTGAGGAAGATCACCCGGAAGCCGCACGTTGGTACGGCATGGGGTATTTAGATGGCACCGAGCAAGCAGCCTCCCCACTCCCGCAGGGAACACCAGCAGCCGAGGTGAGGGATGCGGAAGACTTGGCGCTCATCAAGAACGAGGCGTGGATGCGTGGTCGCTTGAAAGGGCTGGAAGAAGCGGCGCAAGTTTGTGAGCAGCATACCGAGCGTTTCACCCGCGACGAATGTGATCTTGCGCATGCAGCCGCCGCTATCCGCGCCCTTCGCTCCCAGCCTGACCAACAACAAGGGGATAGCAATGTCTGATGCACACATAGAAGCCGAGCGCGCGGCGTTTGAAGCGGCGCTTAAACAATCGACGTACAAGGAATACACCTTGAGCCGGTTCGGGCATGGGACGTTGATTGAGGTCAGTGCCAACCCACCGCGCACCTATCTTAGCGTCACGACAGAATCGGCGTGGGCCTTGTGGAAGGCTGCTCGCGCCACCCCAGCGCAAGCCACCGCTGCCCCGACTGACCTGAGCGCGGCGATTATGGCGCTGGAACCGACGGCACACTACCATGACGAAGGACTCAAGCACATTTACCGTAAAGGCTTTGTCGCAGCCAAGGAGCAAGCGGCTCGCCTCGCATCGCTCCCAGGTGTGCCGCAAGCTGCGAGCGCCGAAGCAAAGCGCCGCGATGTGTTCGCCATCTGTGATGCGTATGAGTCTGGTATCGGCCACGGCCTGCAACTGGATGGGCACAAGTCAGGCGCGATCTTTGGCAATCCTGAATGTGGCAAAGCGTATGAAATCGGCTACGAACTGGGCGAAGAGCGCGCGCGAGAAGGCAAAACGAGCTCTACTGTACCGCAAGCGGTAGCTGTGCCGGAAGGCTGGGTGCCGGTGCCGAAGGATTTAACTCGGGAGATGTACGAGTCCACATGGGAGATCAAGACCTACGTGGGATTCGACCGCGCTCGTGACGACTACGATTTCATGCTTGCTGCCATCCCCCACCAACCATCAAAGGAAACACCATGAAGCCTAAATTCACCAACACCGCCTCGCTGCACTTCGGCAGCGCGGTCGGCGCCATGATGCAAGCCGCCCTCGCCAACATGCCCAACGGACCAACCCGCAAAGAGTATCCCGAGCAGCGCCAGGCGCGCCTGGCTGCTGAAAAGACGGCCGCTGAGCGCCAAGCCTGGAACGAAGCACTTGAGCAGAAGAAGCGGAGCAAGCGATGAGCGTCGTCACCCTTCACTACAAGTGCCGGCGCTGCTCGCAACGCTTCAAGACGCGATCCCACAACGCACCATGGGCAGCGGAGGACGAGCTGAGAGCGCGAGCTTCAAAGCTGGCGACGGCAATCACCACCCACGAATGCAATGGCGACGACAGCCGCGAGCTGGGCGTGGCCGACTTGATAGGAGCTGACCGATGAACATCGTTGACTTTGCCCGCCAAATCCTCGACCTGGAAGAAGAGCGCAACTACTGGTGCCAGCAAGCGATGCACTACCAAGCGATGCACGAAGATCACATGGAAAGCACGATGAAGTCGATCAAGTCCAGCGAAGCTATGTTCGGCAAGATCCTGATCGCCGCCATCGACCCGGACTCGGGCATCAATCGTATGCACCGCGCGGTGCTGCGCGACCCACTGAAAGGAGCGCAAGCATGACCCGACTCAAACTTGTAATTGGCGGCAAGTACAACTGGAAGAACCAGCCCGAGCGCCTGATCTACCTGGGGTTCAACTGGAGCGGCAACGGCTACTGGCACCAGTTCGAGAAGGTCGACGCGCCCGGCGTCGTCTGGTGCGAAGTGCTGGAGGACCAGCTCGACAACTTTGAAGAGACGCGGCCAGAGGGCGAACTCACCAGGGCCGAAGAAAAGAAAGTGCTGTTTGCTGCGCGCTACGGCCAACTTGCCAACGCCGGCCCGCCCTACGGCACCGCCCCACGGTATCAGCAGCAG